GCCACAAAAGGTCGATCCTCCTAACCGCTCCATAGCGTTAACAATAATTTTTTTCGAGGCTGAGCCGAGCGAAGCGAGTGCGTAAGCCGGGCATCTATGGTAGCTTACCTGTTGAGAGCCATGCGTTGTGGTTGTGTGTGAGCCATCCTCCTAAGCTCGTTTTGCCGGTATTGCCGGTTTCATCAACCACAAACAGTACTTGTCTGTTGGTTTGGGCTTGTAGCATCTCCCAAACCCTCGCTTGCCAAGGTCTTAATTCCGTAACATCTGTCCACGTACAAGTTGGTTCGTACCTCTTTTGAATGGAAACCAGTGCGTGCCAGTGCTTTATGGTGAGTTCGTGGCTGATGGCGTGGCAACCATTAGCATCTATTTGCGCTTGCTCAAATAGTGCTTGCCAGATGGTTGCTGATGTTGCCGCCGGTTCTCCCTTTTCGAAGTATGGTCCGGATTTAGTGCAATATTCTTTATTAGAGTCGTCTGTACCTCTTGCACTTTCGTAGTGAGCAGCCTGGCTGAACTTGAAAAAGTCCTTCCAGAATTTAACTCCTCCTAGTTTTGGATCCATTTTCAAGTGAATAAATCCTTGGAGATGTGGTGTTCCGTTTTCTCCAACTTCTTCTCCGACCACCATGTAGACGACGTCGTTGTTGTTTTCTAAGTTCTTGATTTTCTCCACATCTTCGTCGTTGTAGTTGTTTAGCGTGAAGCACACTCGGTTGCTGCGAATCCGTGCCATTGTTTCACCTGGACCACTTGAAACTATCTGTTATAAAGACCACTGGACCACTTTCCTTTTATAGGAGGGACGGACGCGGTATCAGTATTACCCGCGTCCCCTTCCCACCCCCTCCTATACTTAGTATATATACCTGCGCGCGCTCGTTCGCGCGCCAGTTCCATTATGGCGCTTATGCAGACGTTTCGTCATAACCGCGCTCCCTGGATTATCTCCCCTGAAAACCTCGTCGTACCCGCGCTCTCTGCCGCCAACAACATTGTTCAGCTCGCTGATTCTTCGCGCCAAATTGTTCCCTATTTGCGCTCTGCTTATAACTACGCGCGCGAAAACTTGTCTCTCGAGCCCCTAAGGTCTGCTCGTATCTCTAACGCTGTCCGCGCGCATCGTAATAATAACATGCGTCGCCGTGCTACGCGTCGTTCTTTTAATCGTCGATCTCGTCGTCCGCGTCGCTCTTTCAGACGACGCCGGCCCGTGCGCTCCCGCCGTGGGAAGCGCGCTCCCTATGGAACGAGCACTCGCTTAATTCCGCGTCGTGCAAGATTGAACTTGAATTTTAAGCGGAATGATTTCGATTCTTATCGTGCTCGTCATACTATGGACGCTCTAATAGCCGGAGATGATACGGCTCATTGGGTTAAAAAGACTTTTAACCTTACTCATTTCCCCTTAGTGAATAGTGTCATTAATAATTATGATTATTATAAGATTACTAATATCCAGTACCGTATTATTCCCCTTAACGGTAACTGGGCTCGACTTGCTTCGTCCTTTGGTATTGCTTCAACAGAAGATATGGAAAAGATGGTCATTTTTAACCGTGCCCATTTGAATACGCAATATCCCCTTACAACCGTTCCTACGCAGGATCAACTTCTGCAAAGTGTTCAAGGGATGAAATATTCTTTGCGTCGATCTCGTCCCATAGTTGTCAATTCTGCTGCCTATTCTGATAATATTCGTAGTATTATCGATGTTAATGGTGCAACCGTTAATACCCATGAGTCTCCCAAGCCACTTGGTTGGATTGAAAATCTCGGCGCTCTTGGCGCTGAACCCTTGTCAACCAATTATCCCAATGTTGGTGGTATCCAAATCTATCTCCCCAAGCTAGCTACTGGAAATACTTTGAACTTTAATGTTGAAGTTTATGCAACGATTTTATTTCGAGGAAATCGTAATCTCCTTACATTGTAATATCATTGTCATTCATCCATTTATTTAATTCGGAATAAAGATTTGATAACGATCCGCTGATAGTTTTGTCTTGTCCGGGTACTGGTTCGTGAACACGATTAGTTTGGGAGGTTTGAAGTGGTAGGTCTTGCTGCAGTATTTCGTCGATGTCAGGCGTCCATTCTTGATATCCTCCATGAAATTGTACGGTATCCACTCTTGGTTCGCGCTGCGTGCTATATCCATTATAGCATAGTTGTGTCTCTGCGGTATCGTTTGACACCACGCATGTGCCAGGTCCTTGTAGCCTCCACCTGAAATTACAAGGAATCATATTAACATAACCTGGCGCAGCCGAGCAGAAGAGCCGAGCGAAGCGAGTGCGTATTCGTGCGGAGGCGCGCAGCCCGCGAAGCGCCACAAAAGGTCGATCCTCCTAACCGCTCCATAGCGTTAACAATAATTTTTTTCGAGGCTGAGCCGAGCGAAGCGAGTGCGTAAGCCGGGCATCTATGGTAGCTTACCTGTTGAGAGCCA